ATGCGAAACGTGCAGGTTTTTAAGAAACGCTATCTGCTTTTATTACTTTTGCCTGTTTTTATCTGGATAGCTTTTAAAATCATTCAGTTCTCCCCGCTAGAACAAACCTTACTGCAAAAGATCCCCGTTACCCGGCAGGTAAGCCTCTACATTACAGAAGCCAGCGCAGGCGCTACAACAGACTTCTCTTACCGCTTCTATTTATACGATGCCAGTAAAGACGAGCGCGCCGTTATGGCAGCTCTACAGCATGACAACGAACCCTTTATGATTACTAGCGATCGTAACGCCTTCCAGAGAGCTGAAAATGGCGCGATTTATCTTTCGACAAAAGGAACCCTGTACCGCTTTACCAATGCGCCCGCCTGCCGCGTTGGTGATATTATTTATACCGTCCCCGTCTATCTCACCGCATCGCCGCACTGAATATAAAACTTCAATCTTTCTTCAGGCGCTTCCCTTCATTCAGCGTGCCTGCACAGGCTTTCTCCTGCATCAGGCAGGGCCTGGCTCAATAATTTCTCAATACCCATAGCTTGTGTCGCTTCAACAGTTCACTTCTAAATCGATTCGGATTAATCTTAGCGCTTACTTTTTTGATAAGGATTTCTTCATGAAGTTACTTTTTGGGGCTGCCGTTTTACTCGTTTCCGCCACTGCAAACGCAGGCTTTATTCATCCGCTGGACTTTGATGGCTCAGAAAGCCAGAAGCAGGAAGTGATCAGCTACATTCAAGCGCGAGTAAAAGCGGATTACTGTGACGGTCAGCTTGATATGTGCCAGCCGACCACCTTGCGTATAATGGAAAAGCAAAACCTGACAGCATTTAAGAAATTAACAAAAGTGAGCGACAGGAAAATACTGGATCGCGTCATTAAAGATTACTGTCAGGGCGCGCTGGATATGTGCACCTATACCACGCTCGAAATAATGTATAAACAGAACGTTAAAGCCACTAAGCAAGAACTAAGCTGGTAGCTAAAGCAAACCACCTTTTACAGGTGGTTTTTTTATGCGCAAAGCCAGCGGGTACAGTTATTGCCAACGCGGCAAGCCACACCCTCCCCGCCAGTACACTTATTGACAGAACTCCAAGAGGCGGCGCTGCCGCCATAAAAAAACCCGCTTACGCGGGCTTTGCTCATCAGGCGCTCAGGCGCGGGCTTCGGCCTGCTTCTTGCCAGTCGCGACCTTCTCGATTTTACCGGGCGTCACGATCATCCCGGTCACGCTCTCGTGTGTTTTAAAAGTGCAGCTGCAGTTAATGTTCTGGCACTGGTTATAGCGCTCTTTGGTCTCGTTAGAGATGTAACGGCTGCTGCGGGTATGGGCAGCGCTCTGACACAGCGGGCAATGCATCATTTGTGAGTTCCTCGATGGTTAACGAGGCAATTATCGCCTCAAATACTCACAAAAAGCAAATTAATTAACTATTAGTTAGTTAATTTCTTCGTACTCAACATCTGAGATGTCTATTTCCAGCTCCAGCGTGGTGGTAAAGCCGTCTTTAACGCTCAGGTTATGCGTCACCTTGCTAATGATCCAGGCGCTGGCATCAATCACGGTTTTAAAGCCGCTGACCTGCACCGGCGTTTCAGGATAAAGATCCGCGCGTCCTGTCGCCAGCTGAAAGGTAAAGTGAACCACGCCGCGCTGTATCTCGCTCCACTTAGCCTCCGCCGCCTGCTTCGCCGCCTCTTTGCTGTCAAAGACCTCCGGCAGCACCAGCAGGCTCTCTTTTTGACCTGCGGTATATTCGCCTTCGTTATCATCCGCTTGCTTTGGCGGGCTTTTCGCATCTGGATGGGCGACAGCGCTGGCGTTCGAGGCCTTTGCCTTACGCTGCATCTGGAAGATATGCGTTTTCGCCTCCTGAGTAGAGAGCCATTTCGCCTGAACGCCTTTGTAGCTGGTGCGGTCGGCAACCATAAAGTTGTGCTTGTCGCCCTGCTGGCGCGTCAGTAATACCGTTGGGATCGCTTTGCCGCTGGCTAATTCCCCGCTGCCGGGCCGCAAAAAAAGCAGGCGTCCCGCTTTGATAATCGCTGCCGCGCCATAGCGTTTCGCCAGCCGGGTAACAAAGCTGGGATCGGTTTCGTGGGTCTGATCGATATGATCGATTTTGATCCCGGCGAACCCTTCCGCCATCTGCAAAATCAGGCCGCAGCGCTGCGCTATTTGCGTCAGGATGCTGCCCAGCGTGGCGTCATGGTAGGAGACGTCACGCGCCTTGTTCAGCTCGCCGCGAAAATCGACGCTGCGCGCGGTGATAGTCAGCACGTCGGGCGCGCCGCTATGGCTCACCTGATCGACCGTATAGTCGCCCTTGTTATGCAGCTGGCCAACCCAGCCCAGGAACAGCGACACCACCGTGCCGCGCTGCGGCAGCTGAAGCAGGCCGTCGCTGTCGTCCAGCGTAATACTCAGCGTATCCGCTTCAAAGCCGCGGTTGTCGGTTAGCGACAGCGAGACCATACGCTCGCGCAGGTTAGGGGTTACGTCTTTGCTGCCGATCCACAACATAAAATCGGGTGCCAGCTGGCCGCCTGCCTTAATCGCCATCGTGCTGAGTTCACTCACAGAGATAAGCCCCCCACCGTTGCAACAGCGCTGCTGATGCCAGAAGAGAGCTTGCCCGCCGCCGCTTCCGCCTTCGTCCAGAGCTCGCTGCCCTGCTTTTGCAGGTCGCCGAACATCGAGACCAGCGAATCATCGACGCGCAGCAGCCCCAGAGTAAAAGTGATAACCCGCGCGCTGCCGTCGGCGTAGAAGTCGCTGTGCGTCGTCTTAAAACTTTCGATGACATACATGCCATAGATAGTGCCGTCGCCGCCGATCAGCGGCCAGGCGCGCCCTTCGTCAGCCAGCAGCTGAAACGCCAGCGCCTTAACCGGGCCGCCGGTAATCTCCGGGCGCAGTTCGCCGCTCAGGGAAATCTTTTCGTTGCTTTTGCCGGTGAACTGCACTGCGGCACGTTTGCCGACGCGGTTGTTGCTGGGCCAGTTCCAGCCGCTGTCATGTGACATCTGATTGTAGGGCAGCGTCTGCCGCATAAAGGGCAGCATGCCGTAGATCATCATCATGAGTACAATCCTCCTGTCATGGCGCTGCGCTGCCGGTTTTGTTGTTCAATCCGATACTGATCCATCTGCTGCTGCACTATTCGTCCAATCTCGTTGCCATCCATGCTGGACTGCGTATTGACCGTGATATTGCTGGTGTAGCTGTTCTGCTGCACCGCGCCGCCGCCAGCAGCAGGCGTCACCACCGGTCGATAAGGCACGCCGCTGACGGGCAGGCTCTTTTGCAGCCCGTCGGCTGTAGCCGCAGTGCCGTCCGGCGTGGCCGTCTCGCCTGGCGGCAGCTCCGCTTTCAGCTCTTTGCCTTTGTTGCTGGCGATACCGAGCTTATTCAGCACCCAGTCGATGCCGCTCATCAGCTGATCCAGCGCATGACCGGGGACCTTCAGCGCCTCGGCGAGCATATTGCCGAAGCTTTTTCCCATATTGCCTGCCGCGGTCAGCTGTTCCTGGGTCGATTTAACCGGCTCCAGCAGCTGCGTAAACGCGCTCCATACAGATTTGACCTTATCCGTGATCCAGTTAAAGACCGGCTGCAGCGGCGTGAAGGCAGCGCTAATCGGCCCCATCGCATCCGAAAACCCCTGCGCGACGCCGCTGATAAAGGTGCTGATCGGCTCCCAGTAGCGTCGGATCAGCAGCGCACCGCCAACGATAGCCGCGACGACGCCCACCACTGGCAGGCTAATCGCGCCGATGGCGGTCACGATGGCACCGCCCACCCCGGTGAAAAGCCCGCCGAGTATTTCAACGCCCGCCATAATGGCGCCGACGCCGCTCACTACCGGCCAGACCGCCATGCCGATGGCGCCCAGCGCGCCGACAAAGGTGAGCGCCACGGCCGCCGCCGTGGCAATGCCGCTGGCCAGCGTCGGGTTATCCTGCAGCCACTGGTCGACCGTCTGCAGGAACTGCGTCGCATCCTGAGTCAGCGTCCGCAGCGTGCCGTCGAGCGGCGCGTAGAGATCGACGCCAATAGCCGCTTTTGAGGCGTCCAGCTTTTGCACATCTCCGCCGAGGTTATCCTGCTTCGCCTGCGCCATGCGCGCCGTACTGCCATCTGACTGTTGCACCGAGATGGTGAGCGTCTCCAGCTCACCGCTGGACGCGCCCTGCGCCAGCAGCGACGCTGACGAGGCCGCCTTCTCACCAAAAATATTTTTCAGCACGTCAGCCTGCTGTGCCGCGCCCATGCCCTTCCTGGCGAAGGCGGCCTGAATATCTTTCAGCAGCGGTAATATCTGCCGCGTGTCGCCGTTTTCATCACGGGTTTGTACGCCGAGCGCGGCGATAGTGCGCTGGGCGCCAGGCATCTGCAGCCGCGTCATGACTGCGCCAGCCTCTTCGCCCGCCGCCGCGCCGGTAATGTGGTTCTTCGCCAGCAGTCCCAGGATGGCGGAGGTCTGCTCAACGCCGACGCCTGCGCTTTTCGCCACTGGCGCGACGCTGCTCAGGGCGCTGCTCAGCTCTTCAAACTTCATGCCGGTCTGGTCGAGGGTGGCATTCAGCACATCGCCAAGATGGGCGATATCGCCGCTGTCGAGGCCAAAAGCGGCTTTTGTTTCCATCAGCAGACCGGCGTTATCCTCCGCTGAGTGGCTGTTTACCTGTGCCATATTCAGCGCGACCGGCGTCGCGGCGGTAATGTCGTCAACCGACCCGCCCGCTCGGGCGATATCGAGCTGGGTCTGCGCAACGTCCTGCGCCGGGATGCCCGTCTGCACGCTGACGCGGCGTGCCTGTTTATCCAGTGCCGCCACCTGCGGCGACCCCTTCTGCAGGCCGGTTTTCGCCTGCAGCGCGGCTTCGGTGCGCGCCAGCTCGTAGCCGGGACGCAGCAGTGCGGCGCCGGCGGTAAAGCCTGTTTTCGCCATGCCGAGGCCAGCTGCGCCAGCGCTGCGGATCTTGCCCGCCAGCGCCTGCCCGGCGCGATAGCGCTCCGTTACCTGATTATGGCGTGCCTGCTGCTGGCTCAGCTGCTGCAACCGCTGCTGCTGACCATTAAGATTCAGGCTGGTCTGCGCCGTCGCCGCTTTCAGCCGCAGCTGTTCGCTACTCAGGCTGCGCGTAGCGATGCCCGCGCTGTTGAGGCTCTCACGCTGCTGCTGCACGGAAAGACGCAGGCTCTGCGCCTGGCTTTGCAGCGCGACGCTCCGCTGACGCGCCTTCTCCAGCGCGCGGCTCTGTTCGTCGGCGGGCTGGCTGCTGCTGCGCATCGCCAGCGCCAGCGAAGCCGTTTCTGCCTTCGCCTCTTTGAGCTTCTGCTGCGTGTCGCTCAGCTGGCGGCTGGTGGCGCGAAAGCTATCGATTTTCGCCGACTGCGCCTGTAACGCCGCCAGGCTCTGGCGCGTTTCGGTAATGGTGTCGGTAACTTTTTGCGTTTCGTTCTGGAGGCTCTGTAGCGGGCGCAGCGCCTGATTAACCGCTTTCAGCAGCGCCTGCAGTTTGAGGTCTTCACTCATCCGTATTTGCTCCGCTGCGGATCAGGGCTTTATGCCGCCAGTCGAGAAGCTCGGCCAGCGGCAGGTCGTTCAGTTCAGAAAGGGGCCAGTGAAAAATAGCGGCGATGTCAGCCATCAGGTCATTGACCGTCAGTCCGTCAGGCCATTCGACGGCGCCGACTTCGACTGCAAAAAACCGATCACCTTGCCGCCTAATGCAATCAAATCTACCGGGTCGAGGCTGTGGCATTCCGCCCTGGTCAGCGCAGGCAGCGTGATACGCGGCAGCACCGTCAGCAGCGCATCGACGTCGGAAGAGGCCAGATCGGCAAGACGCACGCCGCGCAGCGAACCCGCGTTCGGCTTAATCAGCTCAACCTGTGCGATCTCCGCATCGCCGCGTTTTAGCGGGGTTTCAAATTCAACGATATTCTCTTTCTGTTCCATGCTTCTCTCCGCGTTCTGACAGGATAAAAGGCCAGCGCCGGGCGCTGGCGTCAGGGTTAAGCCAGGCCGAGGTTTTTACGGCGCTGCGCAAGGCGATCGGTGCCGTTTACCTTCTCGACCATGTTGACGGTATCGATCTCAATCAGCTCTTTACCGTTCCAGGTGAGTTTGAAATAGGTGTTTTTGGTGGTGATTTTGGTTTCGGTGTCCTCGCCCTGTTTGGCATCGCCAAAGTCGAACGCCTGATGACGGCCGCGCACCTCAATCTCTACCGCGATCTCTTCGCCAGTGTCGTCACGCTGGTAGGAGCCGGTAAAGCGCAGCGGTACGGCGGAACCGCCCCACTGCGACAGCGCCAGATCGTCCATGCCAGCGATGGTCCACTCCATATCGAGCGCGTCGTCGTCCAGACCGTTGTCGATAAAGGCGGCGCCGTTCATGCCGCCGCCACGGTAGGCGTCCAGCTTGCGGGAGAGCTTCGGCAGGGTGACGGAAGAGACAACGCCCTGATAGCTGTTTGAATCATTGAAAAGGTTCAGCCCTTTCAGTTTGCGGGGTAGTGCCATTTATCCGGCTCCTCAGCTGTTAACGGATGCGGCGAAGTTCGCCAGATAGGTGTCGGTGATGCGCTGGCGCAGCGTCAGGTCTTCCAGCGGCGGCACCGGCGTGTAGTCGTAGTCGATAGCAAGCTTGCCCGCTTTCAGACTGGCGACGTCGTTAGCGCTTTCGTCATACCAGCAGGAGGCGCCTAGCAGGTAACCGGCGTTGACCAGCTCGCGGAATTTGGCGTTGATGCCCGCCACGATTTCACGTACCAGCACCGGCGTCAGCGGTTTGTCGTTGGCCCACATATGCGCTTCGGCCATGGTGTCGGCCAGTACCTGCGCGGTACGGGTGTAGTTTTCAAATGCAAAGAGCGGATCGTCGCTACAGGTGCGGTTGCCCCAGAAGCGGAAGCCATCTTTACGGATCAGGGTGGTCACGCAGGCTTCGTTCAGCAGGTCGGCGTCGGTGCCGCTCTGCTGCAAATCCCAGAATACTGAAGAGGAGATGCCGGTGACGCCGTTGACGCCAACGTTCGACAGGGTTTTATGCCAGCCGGTGTCGTTGTCGATTTTGGCGCGCAGGCCGAGCGCGCGCGCCGTCGCCCAGGCGGTATCGGCAACACTGGTCGCGCTATTCCAGGCAATAAAGTCGGGCCAGATCACCATCAGCTCGCGCTGGCTAAAGTTTTTGCGGTAGTTCATCGCATCGCTGATGGTTTTGCAGTTCCAGGCTGACACGTAGGCGAAGGCGCGCAGCTGCTGAGCGATGCTCGCCAGCGCGGTCGCCACTTCCTGCGAGTCGAGCCCCGGCACGCCGAGAATGCGCGGCTTCACGCCGAGCTGCGTCTGCGCGGTCAGCAGCGCCTTCATGCCGGTGTACTGGCCTTTTTCATCAGTGGTGCCGATGATATTGGAGATAGTCTCCGCGTCGGTTGCGCCTTTCGCGACGCGTACCACGACGGTGACCGGTTTCGCCTGATCGGCGATCGCCTGCAGCGACGCGGCCAGCGTGCCTTTGCTGCCAGCCTTAGCGATAGCGGCCTGCACGTTAGTCAGCAACACCGGGGTGTTGAGCGGGAAAGCCGTTGCGTCTGCGTCGTCTGCGGTGCAGACCAGGCCGACTACGGCGGTGGATACGGTAGAAATGGTGCGCGTGCCGTCATTAATTTCGACAACGCGTACACCGTGATGATAATTAGACATCTGATGCACTCCGTGTTGAGGGTGCGCTCAGATTGTCAGGTCAGGTGAGGGAAATCATGCGGTTGCGGTTTGCTGAGGGATGAGTGGACATTGGCTTTTCACAGATGGTTATGCGCGCTTTTTTCCGCCTCGGTCATCAGGTCAGGCTTGCCGCTTTTTGACGCTTTCGCAGGAAAGTATTTATAGAGGGTCGATAGCGCGACGTTATAGATGATGGCCAGCTGCTGACGAGTATGTCCCTTTGCCAGCAGCCGGCTAATCTGCTCCACTTCATCCGGCGTTAAAACCCTGGGTCTTCCGCCCATTCGCCCTTTCGCTCTGGCTGCAGCCAGTCCGGCCAGAGTACGTTCGACAATTAACTCACGCTCCATTTCAGCGAGCGCGGACATAACGTGAAAGAAGAAGCGTCCCATTGCGCTGCTGGTATCAATGCTGTCTGTTAGCGAACGGAAATGCGCGCCGCGCTCGTGCAGTTCTGAAATCAGCGCTATCAGGTTTTTTACGCTGCGCCCAAGCCTGTCGAGTTTCCATACAACCAGCGTGTCGCCCTTTCTGATGCGTTTGAGGGCCTGATTGAGTCCAGGACGGCTGGCCACTTTGCCGCTGATACGATCTTCAAAAATATGGTCACATTTTGCGCTTAGCAGCGCGTTTCGCTGTAAGTCGCAGTTCTGGTCAATTGTTGATACGCGAATATAACCAATTACGGCCATAAATTTTTCTCTTTAGCTTCCCGAAGACGGATTTTGGCGGATTTTGCCATGCGAGACGGCTTTATCAAAAACCTTGGTATTAGCGAAAACTTTTCCGGCAGGCTTTTGCGGGTACGCACCATCAACGAATCTGGCAGCTACACAAAACCGGATGATGCAGCACTTTTGTTTGTGAGCGTCACGGCGGGCGGCGGCGGCGGCGGCGGTACACCAGCAACCAGCAGTAATCAGGTGGCAGCAGGCGCGGGCGGCGGTGCGGGTGGCACGGCGCAGTCCTGGCTCAACGTAAAGGACGTAACCTTTCCTGTGCCGATCACGGTGGGCAAAGGCGGAGCAGGTGGTATTTACGGTAACGCCACGGGAACAGGCGCGTCGGGAGGCAGTACCAGCTTCGGCACCTATCTTTCCGCGCTGTCAGGTGCGGGAGCCGGAAACGGACCTTTGGTAACAGTGGGTGATTTCTTACTGGTATCAAACGGCGGCGGCGGGGATGCTTATGGAGGTAATTTCCTGAACGCTAAAGGCGACGCGGGCGGACGTGCAATTATTCTCAACCGAGGCTTCGAATCCGGCGAAGGCGGCTCATCCCTTCACAGTGCAGGAGGTGATCCAATTGCCGCCGGTAAACCCGTTGTCGGAAGTGACGGCCGCAAAGGTAGTGGGGGCAGCGGCGCGTTCGCGACTCAGAGTTCCGGGGCGTTGTCAGGAGGCAAAGGCGGAGATGGATTTATTACAATCTGGGAATATGCATGATGAAAAAGTATGCACGAATTGATGCTGGAAAAACCATGGAATTGTTCAGCACGGATAAAGACATCAGTACGCTGTTTCACCCGTCGATTGAATGGGTAGACATAACCAACCTGCAACCTGCGCCGCTTGTTGGCTGGCTGTATGTTGACGGCGAATTTTCTGAGCCAGAAGAGATAAGCGTTTTATAAAGACATGAGAATAAGCCCGCATTTGCGGGCTTTATTTATTCCGGTTTCTGTGGCCAGATAATATCTGGCGCGTCGGCAGGATCCACAGACTGAACCGTCTGAATGTATTTCATCCACGCCGTGAGAGTGGCTTTGTCTGCATCCGTGATGATGCCGAGCAGCAGCTGCGTCTGCCATGCCTGAGTTACACCGTTCGCCTCGCTGATAAGCGATGATTTGTGGCTGGCTGCATTATTAACGGTGGCGGCCTGCTGCGCATCCACATCAGTTACCCATTTTTTCCCGTCCCACGTATCCCATGCGGTTGCAGGCGCAAGCGGCGTTGTGCCTGACGGATAATCGCCCAGTTCAGATACTACGATTGCCGAGCCATCAGCTACGGAGTAGACCGTTTCTCCGCGATGGTCGGCAACGACCTGCCAGCCGCCGTCACGATATACCGCCACGCTACCTGCCTCTGTCTGTGGCGGAGCGACAGCACAGGCGCAGGCAGGAAGCCCGACGCCCCGCTGCAGGTACTCATCTGCTGAGCCGGTAAATTCGCCTGTCAGGCTGTGATAGTTATAAGTCGTTAATATGCCGGCCGCTTTAGCAAGGCCATCTTTATCGAGTGTGATTTTCATCATTACGCAGCCCTTACGATATAGTTAAATGCAATATTGCGTGGACGCGTTTCTGATGCTGACCGTGCAACAAGGGTAGAATCCAACACAAACTGATGATATCCAGAATTATCATTTGTAATTACAGGAGCTCCGCCACCATAGTTTCCAGTTTTAAAAATTCCTGTTGCTGTTTTGAAATCAAAGTATCCATCAATTAAACCGCTGATTTGCTGTAATGCATCCAATTGCGATGCTAAGAGCGCCCTTCCTGCATCAACTCCACGCCCATCATCCCAGCCACGTATAAACTCGCCGCGCAGATCGGGAAGCTTCAGTGAAGGATACGCTTTTGCCAAAGCGGGGTAAGTCGCAGCATTAAACGCAGCGCCATTGCATTTTAGCCACCCGTTTGGAGGCGTCGCTGACGGCCAGGGAACCGGTACGCCGACCGGCAGCGCAGAGCCTTCTCCTAAACCAAGGTTTTGTAGAACATCCGCCACCTTCCCCGCGCTCTTAATTTCCGCCAGCGCATTCGCAATCTGCAAATACTGCTTATGCGGATTCGCCGCCGCAACGTGGTCAGCCAGCCCTTTATCGGCGTACTGTTTCGCCTCAATCACCCCGTCATCCACATACTGACGCGTCGCCAGCACCACGGACGGGTCGATCTTCAGCGTCACGGCCGAGGTGCTGTTGACGATGATAATCATGCGAACGGTCTGCGTGCGGCCGCTGCCCTCCTGCAGCTGCGGCTTATAGGTTTCCGCGCAGTTAGCGACGGCAATCATTACGCCATCGGCGTCGAACAGGCCGATCTCGCGGATCCAGAAGCCGCCTTCGTTCTCGGGAATAATCTGCTCGGCGATAATCTGGCTGCTGTTGGCCGCATCAATGCTTAACGAGTTAAGCGCCGCGCGGCGTTTTTCGCCGATAAGCTTTGTCTGCGAGGCATCCGGCGTCGGCAGCGCGCCGCCGCCGTCGCCTACCGCCATTTCCGTGATCTGCAGCTTAGTGCCGAGCGCCGTGGCGTTCGCCAGCTTTGCCGCGCCCTGATTAGTCAGCAGGGCATAATATTTCGTTGTCATGTGCGCACTTCCGTCAGGTCAATTAAATGTACCGCTGTGCCGGTATAGCCCGGCCCGCTCACGGTGATGATTTCAGGGGTGTAGGGATAAACCGTCAGCTCGTCGCCGCTGTAGCTGGCAGCAGCCACCGGCAGCGTTCCGCTGGAATCGAGATTGACAGAGAGGCCAGTCAGATGCCGACTGCACGGCTTCGCATCGGCGATCAGCCGCTCCAGCTCGTTGTACATCGCCTCGGTAATGCCGGTATCGAGCACGCCGACATCGAGGCGAAAGGTGCCGGGCGCTTCGCCGGTTTTCCACCACTCGGTAATACGGATCAAATAGCCGAGCGGCTCGACGATGCGCCGAAGCGAACCGATGGTGCCTTTATGCCGGTGCACATACTCCGAGGCGGCAACAACGCTGCGTTTCGTCGCCTCATTCCAGCCGGAATCCCAGCGGTCGACCGACCAGGCCCAGGCGAGGTAAGGCAGCAGCGCGACCGGACAGGTCTGCGCGTTCCACAGCTGGCGCAGCGGCACCGGCATCTTTTCGATATCCGCACACGCCTCGGCGGCGGCGACCTCGAGCAGCGAGGAGCCGGTCGGCAGCAGCCGATCACTCATCGGAGCCTCCCACTGCGATGCTGTAGCCGCTGCAGTACGCGGCCTGGGTTTTATCCAGCACCACATCTTCGGTTGGCTGCGCCAGCTCAACGCGCTGCACACCTTCTACATGCAGCGCGGCATAGAGCGCAGACTGGCGAATATCGCGTCCCAGGCGTGACTGTGCGTTGATAAAGGCGATTAACTTCGCCTCCGCGGCGGCGCGGACAGGCTCCGCTTCCGGGCCGGGATAGAGATAGAGCGTCGCGTCGACGCGGTAATCGACAATGGCGGCCGCCTGCACCCTGACGCGATCGGCGACCGGGCGCACATCCTCATCGTTCAGCGCGTTCGCTACGATCGTCAGCAGATCGGCAGGCGCCGTGCCGTCACCCTCGCGGCTCAGGACGGTAATCACGACCTCCGCCGGCGCCGGGCTGGTGGCGGAAACGTCCGCCACGCGCCCGTCGGCGCTTTTGGCATGATACTCATAGGCGCCGCTCGGCCCCGCCACACTCAGCCCTTCGAAGGCGGCGGCGATGCGCATGCGGAAGTTCTCGTCGCTCTCCATCACCGCCGCGGTCGGCGGAATGGTGCTGTTATCCGCAGCCCTCAGCGTCAGTCGGGTCACGCCGTTGTTGGCGCCCAACTGGTCGAGATCGCTGCCGGTCGCCCACGCCACCATATTGGCTTTCGCCGCCTCGTTGATGCGCTGACGCAGAATCAGCTCGCGATAGGCGTTCTCCTGCAACAGCTTAACCAGCGGCTCCGACTCCAGCGTCAGTGTGCGGGTTATCGCCTGCTGCTGCTCGGCCGGGTAAAGAGAAATCAGCGTCGCCTTGCGCTCGGCCAGCAAGGTTTCATAATCCAGCGTCTCCACCACGTCGGGCGCAGGCAGCTGGCTCAGGTCAATGGTTGCCATAGGTTCAGCTCACGGGAATAGTCAGGGAAAATTCTTGCGTCGTATCGCTGCGGCTGCCGGTAAGCTCTACCGTCATGCCGCCGTCACAGGACGCTTCATAGCTGATAGCGCTCAGCTGGATGCGCGGTTCCCACTGCAAAATCGCCATATAACAGGCGGACATAATTTGCAGACGCAGCGCCGGGTTTTGCGGCTGGTCAATCAGCGCCGAAAGCAGCGAACCATAGCGACGACGCATCACGCGGGAGCCGAGCGGCGTGGTCAAAATATCGCGCACCGACTGCCGGATATGCTCAAGGTCCGCCAGCGCCGCCCCGCTGTCGCGGCTCATACCGCTATATTTTTCACTCATTACTGAGGCCCTCCCGACAGATCGCCGCCCGACTTCACGCCGCCATGCTGATGGGCATCGACCACGATGCCGTTAGAGCTAAGGCTGCCGCCGCTGTGCGTAACAGTGCCCTGCAACGTCCCGCCACCGGTGACCTCCAGCGTGGCGGTTTTCAGCTTTGTCGTGCACTCCACCAGCGGCGCATCAAATACGATGCTGGTCGCCGCCTGAATTCTGGCGCTCTGAATGCCGCTCGCCTTCAGCGCGCCGTTCTGCGGTTCGTACTCGATAGCCGCGCCGTCGGGAAACGACCAGTGCAGCGCGTCAGCCGAGGCGGAAGGCGCGGGATGGCTGTCAGAAAAGATGCCCGGCAGAATAAAGCCGGTGTTCAGCTCGCCGCCCAGGCTCAGTACCAGCACCTGTTCGCCGACCGACGGCGCGCTCCAGGCGCGCGATCGTCCGGCACGGGCGCTGAGCCATGGCAGCCAGCCGGTTTCGTTGTCGCCGCTGCGTACGCGACAGCGCCCGCTCTGCGGGTCAACCGCCGAGACGGTGCCGATACGGATAAGGTTGCGCAGCAGGCGCAGGATTTCGCTGATATGTTCGTTCATGTCGCTAGTGTTACCTCTGGTGCATGCGGCCAGCAACGCGACGCCGACCGCTGAGAGATGACAGGACAGCTTTAGCGCTGCCACTCGCTGACCAGCTCGCCGTGCACCCAGAGCTGCAGCGGCGCATAGTCGTTAGCTGGCGGCGTCGGTTCGCCGGGAAAGGTGACCTGAAGCGCGTCATCCGTCTGCACTACCCGCGCCCGCTCGCTCAGCGTCAGCCCGATGCTGAGGGCGCCGGACGCGTCGAACGTGAAGGTAAAATCGCTGCGTCGCTTATCGGCGTTGCCCATCATTTCCGGCTGGTTATCCCGCAGCCAGACGAGCAGCGGCACAATGACGGCCTCGACATCCTGCTGGTAGTCGGCAATCGTTAACGCAAGCTGATAGCGATACTCGAAAGAGAGCGACGGCGCGCTGGTCGATACCACTGTTCCGGCGGCGATCGCCATGCTCAGCCGCTCAGGGTTTTGCTGTAGCAGCGGCACGCTGCGGTTGAGCGCCGCGCGTAGCTGTTGAGGTTTCTGCATCCTGTTGCTCCTGACACTCTTTAATGATTTCAATCTGCAGCCCGCAAGAAACGAGCGCAGCCTCTAACTGACGGTTATCTGCCGCCAGATCGCCCTGCGTTTGCAGGTTGTTGCCCGGCAGCGGGCAGCTGTTCACGCGCGGACAGCCAGCCCAGATAATCGCGGGCGTTGTCGAAGGCGGGACGGCTGTGCAGCCGGATAAGATCATCAGGCAGAGCGGCAGCAGACCACTCGCGTAACGCTTGACTGGCATCGGTTTCTCTCGCTATGTGCACTTCACGGCTGAGGGCGATGCGGCTGGCGCGATCCTGCTGCAGGCGCAGCGCCGCTTCGCGTTTACTGTTCGCCTGCGCCTGGGTCGTCAGGCGGGCAATAATCTGGTCGCGGCTGGTGAGAGCGGCGGAGAGCGCGGCGTTGGCGCGCCTTGCCTCGCGCAGCTGGTCGCCGACCTTTGCGCCGCGCCAGCTGGCGAAGGCAAGTAACAACAGCAGTAGCGCCAGCAGCGCAGCGCAAAGGCGCATCATGCGACGCCTCGCAGACACCAGGCGCGCTCCCGCATGCGCCGCTCCGCCAGTCCGGCGCTCTTCACGCCGTTAACGTAGATCCAGCGCGGCAGCTGATCGCACGCCGCGCGCCAGCGCTGCTGGTTGAGGTAGCTCACCAGCGTCGAACGGCAGGCAGCGCCAGCGCCGACGTTAAAGGCGAAGCTCGCCAGCGCATCCCAGACCGGCTGCGGCATGTTCACCGGCACGCAGAGAGAGAGCTGGCGTTCGACCCGTATCAGGTCGTCCACCAGGTTAACCGCCGCCTGGCGCTCGCTGACTACGCTCTGCGGCGTGACGCCAGCGGTATGGCCGATACCGTTGGTCCAGACGCCAGCGCTGCACTGGTAGGGCGAGGTGCGACAGCCTTCCGCATCCGCCAGCAGCTGTAGCCCGCCAGAGGAGATTTTCAGGGTAGAAAACTGCGGCAGCAGCGCGGCGATCGCCACCACGGCAACTACGGCGCAGCGTTTCGCGGTCTGGCTCAAGAGTGCCTCCCTGCGCGCTGACGCTGTAGCTCATAGGTTTTGCGGCGGTAGTGCCAGTTAATGAAAAAGGTCGCCACGTTAACGATCAGGGTGATCACCGCCACGCCGGAACCGACCAGAAAAGCGATATCCTGGATGGTGTGACGGCCCAGCCACATCAAAAACAGGCTGACCAGGTAGTTAATCAGCGAGCTGGTTTTCTCCATCGTTAGTCCCACAGATTCACGGTTTCGCCTGTAGCGGCCTCCGGCAGCTCCGGCAGCGTCACCGCATAGCCGTGCGGCAGAACGACGCCGCGATCGGCAAGGCCGGGGTTGGCCGCGTAGACCTGCTCAACCGCCTGCTGCGTACGGCCGTAGTAGCGATAGCAGATCTCATCGACCGTATCGCCCTGGAGCGCATAGATATTCATAGCGATAACTCCCCGTCAGGCCCGCTGACGGGTACGCAAAAATGGTGCGTCACTGTGCTTTTCCCCGTTGAAGGTGGTGTTGGCAAACGCAGGCTCGCGCCTGCTCCGCCGTTGAATTCGTCATCCGGCAGAGCCAGTCTCTCCGCTACGGGGCGATGGCTCAACGCCAGCCCGCCTGCTGGAATATGGGTAAACAGGGAGGTGCAGCGCAAAAAAAAAACGGCACCCACAGGGTGCCGTTATTGCTTCTGGTCAGCCGTCGCCGGACGGCGCAAGCATCAAGGGGAAAGGTTCGGGATCTGCTGCTTTTTATGAGTCAAACGATCGCATCTCATTGCCATACCTGCATTGTTATTTATTGGTGGATATAGCGGCAAACGAAACGGCAAATTCCTTGTTTTTTATCATCATGTCGCCAGCTATCTCGGCGATTAAAGCGAGGGCCACTTCCCGGTCGCGCTCCCTGCAAACTCCTTCAGTGGTCAGACGTGCAATGAGCTCAACACGCTCAAGCATTACCTGTTCTTGTAAATCAGTATCCACTTTCCCTCCCCCAATTTATAACTGTATATCTATACAGTAGCACAGCATGCAATCTGATATAAAGAAAATTAAGTTCTGAATGACGTCTGCTTAGGCTATTGATATAGCGACTTTTTTAGCGATCGTGCCACTAAGTCAAATGGGTAAAAAAAGCAGAAAAAGCGCCTTATGGCGGCGCATTTTGTTCGCATAACGCGCCCTTGCGAGGCGGTTTTGTCCGCTTTTGAGGCACCGGTTCGGCATAATGATTTAACCGCGCTAATACGCCTTGCCGACTTAGCGTCCGCGTACAGTTAATGACAGAACTCCAAGCTGACGCCTCCGGCTCAACATTCCCGATCTCTGGCTGACGCTTCGGCACCAGCTTCCAGCTCACCAGTCGGGTCAGCAGCGGTTTTTCTTCGCCCGCTTCGGTGCTGTAAACGCCTTTAATGCGCGCGATCTCTTCGCCCCAGCTATTAGGTTGTTCGGCGTTTTGATACCAGACGCGCACCGCCAGCTCGTCGCGGCGCACGAACGGCCCTCCCTGCGCGTTAACGTAGGCAGCCCAGTCGCCGTTGTCCGCCGCCTCGCGCGCCTCGGCCAGCTCCTCGCTCAGACTACGCAGGCTCTCTCCCTCCGTCAGGCGACGTAGCTCACGCCAGACGGTCACCGGCGCGCCGCCGACAAACTGAAACTGGCGAATATGCCAGCGTCCCGCCCAGGCGGAAACCGCTGCCGCGCAGTCGCGCAGGCTCTCGCCGCTTTCGTTATCTCGCTCGCCGTCCAGCGCGTAGCCATCGATGTTTTTTGCGATATATTTGGCGATATAGCCGGTAGCGCTGCCCTTTTGCGGGTCGATCGCCGTCGTGTGGAAGCGAGCCTTGCGCGCTTTTTCGCTGGTCAGCTCTTCGTGGTCTTGCTGGCAGGCGTATTCCGTCAGGATCTGGCGTACCTGCGCGGCCTGCTGTGGGCGCATAAACAGCAGCAGATGCCAGTGCGGCGTGCCGTCATGGTGTGGTTCAGCGACGCGGATGCCGAACAGGCGGATCTGCTCGCGATGCAGTCTGGCGCGCACCTTCTGCCAGAGCTGGCAGAGGTAGCGCTGCGTCTCAGCCGGGCTGGCACCGCGCCATTTCGGGTTATGCTGGCCGCTGCTGAGCGTAGCGTGATAGCGCGCCGGAGCGGTCAGGGTGCAGAACTCACCGACGTAGCCCATCTCATTGCAGATATTTTCAAAGCCGCGGATACGGGTCATCAGCTCGCAGCGACGGATCGCAGGGTTGGCGACGCTGCCGTCATGCTTGTCGATCAGGCTGATGCGGTTGCCCTCTTCGTCCTCCAGCTCCATGCCCTGTAAAAAATCGCGGGTACGGCGCTTCTGCTCGCGCCATTCAGCGATGGTCGTGCGGCTGGCGTAAGGCGAACTTTTTTTACTGACGTGCGCCAGTGCAATCTGCAGATGCTCGCGCCAGGCGGCGGCGATACGGCGCAGCCGCCCTTTCCACCAGGTCTCTCCCTGCATCCGCATAATGGCTGGCGTAACCTCTTCCGGCGCGAAGAGGCGCGTCGTGACTTTCTGCCACAGCGGCGGCGTCTGGCGGAACTCACGGGTAATGGTTGCGGCGGTGAGGTAGAGACGGTGGCTGTAACGCCAGTCCGATTCCGCGCCGTTCTGCGCATGCAGCTGTACCAGCTCGGCAAAGATAAAGCTGGCGATATCGCCCGCCAGCAGATCGACATCGGCGCGCGACATATCGGGCAGCCGGTTAAAACGTCGCATCAGTTCCCACAGCGCACCTGCCGCGGCGGCGGCGCCTTTTTCCTGTGCGGCGTGGCCGCTCAGCAACGTGACGGTGCCGCGACGCATCTCGCCCAGCCGATACTGCGCACTCACCTGTTCAATACGCGGCAGCAGGCGATCGGCGAAGGTCGTCGTCAGATAGCCCGCGGCAGAGACTATGCCTCGTCCGCTCTCCAGCTGAGTGTGACGCAGCCTGATGGCGCGCTGCACCAGCGCTGGCTGCTGCTCCAGCGCGATCCATGCCTGTGATAGCGCAGCCATCTGGCGGCTGCGCTGTTGCATCTCGGCGTGAGTGGGATAAGGCGAGGCGATAGCCTTACGCGGCGCGTTCCAGGGCCAGCCAGAGCGCTGCATTATATGCCGCCCTGATAGTGCCGACCGCGCAGCTCGGCGATCTCCTGACAGGCGACGCAGCGGGAAACGCCGGTGACGGCGCGTCGACGCGCTTCGGGAATGGCGCTGTCGCACTCCTCGCAGAAAAAGGCGCTTATGCCTTTGGGGCGTTGGGTAACGGCAGCGATATCCAGCGCCAGCTGCTCCGCCTGACGCTGCTGCTCTATATCCATGGTATCGACCATCAGTGCAGCTCCTGTGATTCATCGCGGTAGCGCTGCGCTTCATGGCGAATCAGTTCGGCGGCCTCAATACCGTTTAGTCCCTGGCGGCTGATATGCATCGCCATCGCGGCCAGACGATCGGCGACGGCCTGCGCGCGGCCTCTGCGTTCGTCGTAACGCGCAGCGGTTAACAAGGCGCTCAGCGCATCGGTTTCAAGGTCAGGGTTAGGGTGTCTCATTTCATCTCTCCTGAATTTGGGCAAAGCGAGGCCCGACGGGTTGACGTCATCAATGTGCGGTTAAGGTCAGTTATTCAGACAGATACTGGTCTGCGTCAGAAAAAGAGCGAGGCAACAGCCTGCCCCAGCGCACCATTTTGTTCATTGCGGCAATGATCAGCTCACGCCGGGCCTCATCGAAGGATTCAAAGGGGTTGCCGACCTCGTGAAGCCGGAAGCTGCCGGGTCTTTCCCGGTTCGCCAGCGTCAGCACGCAGAACTTAAAATCATCGTTTTGCCGGTTGAAGGCGACCAGCGCCGGGTTACGGCTGTTGTTGCGCATCTGACGCCAGCTTTTACGAAACTCGTCAAAGCTCATTGCTGCAACAGGTTCAGGCTGGCTATTCATCATAAGTGAGTCAGGCCGGCTGAAAATTAACAGAAAAAGAATATCTCCCTTTCGTCGCCCGGTACGATCCTTTCAGCACGCTTTTTTTCGCCGCAGCACGGCTGCATGCGGCGGCGAAAACTTCTGTTAACGCGCGGTATGCCTTAACAAAAAGCGCTGAAACAGGACGTTTTACGCCGGTCCGTAATAAAAGGAGGACAGCTATGGCATTTGTAATGTCAGGCCTCATAGGGCATCATCTCCAGTTAACGTAATGTCACTCATATGCGATAACATTCACAACGCAGTGATGCTAATTCAAATATGTTAGTAACACAAGAGGAAGCTCAAAAATGTTAGTCACTAATTTTAACGGGAGCGGCGGGGCTATCCTCGACAGACTGATTCAGGCCTATGGGTTTAAACAAAAATCACAGTACGCTGAGCATGTCGGCCTCTCCTCTAGCAACCTGGCAATGCGTTATAAAAGAGACGCTTTCCCCGCCGATCTGGTGGTGCAATGCCTGATTGACACAGATGCCGAGCTGAACTGGATCCTCTATGGTCAGGGCAACCCACCCAGTGCAGTACAATCGCTGGCAGCGGAAAAGGGCAATGAAAATCGCCCGCTAAAAAGTCTGACGGACATTGAGCGGGTAAAATTAACAAATGGTGAACTCAGGCCTGTTGATTTTGTGACTCTGGAAAACAAACTCTTTCTGGATAAGGTGGCGGCTAACAGCGACCTGCTGGCGGTCATCGAAGGCGAGCAGCAGTACATCATTAACCGCAGCTATAAGACGGTCGTGGACGGGAAATGGCTGCTGGATATTGAAGGCATGGCCAGCCTGCGCAATCTCTCTCGTCTGCCCGGCGGTCGCGTCAGGATTAGCGGCGGCGATGCAGAGTTTGAATGCGCGCTGAATGAGATCTCCGCGACGGGAATTGTCGTGATGACGTTGATTTAAAAGCGGTGCGCTTTCCCAGTCGATAAGCGCAGCCCTTTACCGTACCGATCTCAGGCCCCGCGATCCGCGTTATACTCCCCCGCTTTGCACCAGCGAGCATAATTAATAGCC